GTATAAACGCAAGATATCCAAAAATAGATACAAACGCAAACGCTAAACCTCCAACAAGAATCGTTAAATATAAAATTTCAAAGTTTTTCATTTTTTAGATTGATTTCTAGGATCATTATACAGCAAACTTTAATGCTGTGTAAACTTGTATGACAATTAAAAAATTGTCTATTTGTACTCAATCCCAAGTTCATCTAGAAGTGATCTGCAGAGATGAATCTTTCCATAATCAACTCCATCGGTAAATATTCTAGATGATGGTTGAGGAATCGCATCGTAAAAAACGCCATAAGTCTCATAGCAATCATTTATAATTGCAATTTCTTTAAGTTTGTTGATGAGCAAAGTTTGTTGAGCGTCTGTCATAAAGTTTTTGATGAATAAGATTTTGCTTTTTCAAATCCACTTACAAATGCAGCGTAAGCCCATTTGTACATTAGATCTTCACGAGTTTTTAGGTCTTCAACGGAAACGTCTCCGTAAAAATATTCAGACCGAGTAGAAAATTTACCATAAGTATCATTAAACCAACTATTAAATTCAACTTCGGCGTCTTCAGAAAAAAACCAATCTGATTTTGGAAGTTTAGAGTTTTTTAACTTTGTATATGCTAATGATTGTATTTCGGCTTTATTTAAAAGTTTGTAATGTCCGTCTGAATATTCAGAAGCACTAAAAACAAATGCTGGAATATTATTTTCATTACAAACTTTTTCGAAATTTTCCTTATCAAGTTCAAATTTACCAATATAAACTGTATTCGGATAATCACCCCAAATTCCAACAAGAGATTCGGGCATATAATCACCTTCAAAAGTATCAATCTCCTTAATAAGATCGCTTAATTTTTGCGCATTTTCAGGGTCTGTGTAAATTCTCCCATAGCCTTTATATTCAAATACACTTTTCATAATTATTATCTCTTCAAGATGTGAGGGCAGGACATAGGATCATTACATTCACTTGCGCCACCAGCATTGGTTTCGACTGATATGGGAGCATAACACCATCCACAATCCCAAAATTCACATCGCATTGTTTTTACTTTATCTTTCAAAATATCTGATTCATTGTTCATGTTTAATCATCTCCAAATTAAGTGAATCTAAACTACTAGAAACCGAGTTTAAGGTTTTATCAATGCAAAGTAAACATAGTTCATAAAGAACCTTTAAATATTCTTCGGATTGAGTATAATTACTTCTATACTTTTCAATTACCGAAGATGGCGCATTACGAATAAAAGAAGAATTATTAAGGGATTGATTCAACTTTTCAAGAAGTTTTTTCTCTTTATTGTACTTTTTAAACAGAGAATCGACTTCAAGTTTAAAATCATCAGAACTCAATTCTTTATATTCAACATCAAGTACATTATCATCTTCGCTAAGAATCCTACAATTAACTCTTCCTAAAGACTTGATTAGATAAAAAATACTCAACTCTTCTTCTGTTAAATTTGAAGTGATGTGGTAATTAATACAGGCAACTGCTTCTTTCTCTGGATTTGTAAACTGAGATAACTCCAAAAGATATACTTTTTTATTTTTCATCAAGGTTTTAATTTTGCTTCCTTGTATTATAGATTAAATTTCTAGTTTGTCGCCTGGGCTTGTGCCAGTTCTTCAGGTGGCCTTTGGTTCTTATAAAAGATAATTGCCTTTTTTGCGTTTTCTCTAGGTGTCACATATTCTAAATTTTCAATGCAATTATTTTTTGGATCGTGATCAATGTGATTAATGTATATACATTCTTCAATTATTCTCTTTGCTGAATCAGGTAAAATATTCCAATCATCAATTGGTATTGGCGGAAACTCATTCATTGGTTTAAACGCGGCCATTACTAATCGATGAACCTTAAAATCTTTTTTTACTCTAGATTTATTATTATAATCTTCTTCAACAATATTTGAGTCTATTGTCAGTTTAACTGTAATATATTTTCTTATCTTTTTAGCTACAGGAATATTCAACCGTTTATTATATACATTTCCATAATTAGAAATCATATAATCTGGTATTGATTTGCCGTTAATTACTACGTTTCTATATTCTTCCATTTTATATCATTTTTTATGAAAATAAAGGGAGGATTTTCATCCTCCCTAATAAAACGATCAGTCCACTAAATCTCGGAATCGAGCCAACGGATCTTCATCATCCTCATCAGATTCTTCTACTTTTCTTGAAGATCTATTTTGATAAGTCTCTTCAAGTTCTCTTAGAATATCATTTTCGGTTGTAGACGAATCCACATCAGAATCTTCATTTACTGAAGCTGATACTCCGCGAGTGCCAAGAACAAAACGCAGACGCTTTTCCAATTCCGCATCAGATTTGAATTTATCTGGAGAAACCAATTCCTGTAGAGAATGTTCCGACTTCCAGATCTCTTCCAACTTAGCTTCATCTTTATGAAGTTCAGAAGGCTCTTCAAATACGCTATCGTCGTAATTTGGATATCCGGCGACGCTCTTAACACGAAGACGTAGATTTGCTCCGTTCCATAGATCAAAAGGATCGATAGCAACATCATCTTCAAATTCCGGCTTCATCAATGCAATGATTTTATCATAGATCTTTTTACCGTATCTAAAGACCATTACAGAACCTTCAAGAGTAGGATCTGCAGGATTACTCACAATGTAAACATTAGAGTAGTAACTTAATTTACGCTTTCTTGTTCTGGCGACTTCTTTATCTGATTCTAAACCAGAATTCCACAATTCGGAATTCTTTGCACAAATCGGACATTGATTACCCAAAGTTGTTGGGCAATTTTCAATTAACCACTTTCCATTTACCTGGAATCCATGATTATAAAGTTTTACGATTGCTTTATCTTCATTCGGAGGCGCAGGAAGAAATCTAATAATAGCTCTTCCGACACCAGATTTGTCTGTTTCCAGTTTAAATACGTTTGGATTTTCTGACACTGCAGAAGAACCCATTTCTTCGGCTTGCTTAAGAAGTTTTTCGGTTAACGTTCCAAGTTTCGATTGTTTTTTTAGTTCGTTGAAATTCATATTTATTCGATGTATACGATGGATATTGGCGACTTAAGGGTTCCAAAGCCCATTACATGAGCATCTTCATTTCGGATAGAAGAGATTCTAGGTTTTCAAATATGTTAAAGATATTAACATCATTAAACAATTCTTGAATCCTTGTCTTCATATCTATAGCTTCTGCATCACTTGATAAAGATAATCTAGTATAGAATATCTTCTGTTTATTTAATAAAGTTTCTATTAGACCGACATATTTTTGCTTTTCCTCATAACTTAGATTTTCAAAGTCACAAAATTGACTAAACGTTAAATCTTGCAATTCTTTAATTTCTTCAATTTCCTTTTGAACTAAATCTGAGCTGAAAAAATTCACAATAGAACCCCTCGAATAATTGATTCATATTTCTCTGTACTAATATTTAGAAACGGAGAATATTTATTAATCATTTTTGATGTGGATTTCCACACAGGGTCATTTAGATTTTCATTATATTTTGTTGAGAATTTTAGAAACTTATCTAAGATTATTAGAGTCTCTAGATATATTTTTCCGGATAGATAGTCTTTAAGTATGTGTGGATGTTTTGAGCCATCAACCTTTATGTACTCAATTATGTTAACACGAGATGAGATATCTGTCAAGTCCTGCTTGAAGTTGTAAGAAAGAGACTCAATTCGCTTTTTCCAATCTAGATACTTTTCGTTTCCATTTTTTATAATATCCCCAATCCATAAAGTTTGAGGATCATCACATGAGATAAAGTTAGATACAAAGAAGTCTATAATCTCGTGGTCTTTCTTATTTCTACTTAACTTTTCAAAGAATAATCTATCTCGCCTTTTATAAAATGTGGCCTTTGAGGCTCTTACTTTACCTTGATATTTAATGAAATCGTAATTATCTTTAGTAAAATGTTGCTTTAAGGCCAAGTATGCTTTATAACATTCAAAATCAGACACTTTCACACGGGTAATTTAGCTTTGGTTGTTCTTTTTAGATAGTTTAATCTGGTTGCGTCTTTTTTAATTTTTTCTTTTAGAGTTTGTGGAATAATCTTTGCAATCAATTCAGGTTCAATTGAATGAGATTCACAATACTCAATAATTGCATTAATATAATTATAATCTGGATTTTCACGAATCATGCACTCAATTTCATGAGCAAACTTATCTGCTCCTATAAACTTTTTTTCAATTTCCTTTATAAAATCTTCGTTCTTTTTCATAAGTTCTTCTGCATGTCATCTACGAATTTATTGAGATATGTTTTTAAAAGTAAGATATATTTTTTAATATCTTTTTCAATGTAGACTTCAACTTCTGAATTTTCACAAGTCATAATAATAACCAATTGTTTCGCCTTAAGACCTGTTAATTCATAATACATGCAAAGATAGGCTGTTGCCTGAACAAAATAATTATCAATCCATTCTCTAGGTTTTGGTTTTTCCGAAGTCTTATAGTCAATAATACTTAATACTCCATCAAACTCGGCAATTGTATCTACGGTTCCGGCTAATTCCCAATACTCACTATAAAGATTAGATTCAATTGCATGAATATTATCAATCCTGTCTAATACAGGTTTTGCATTGTCAAACAATAATTTGGGTATAGTTCCTTTATCAGGAATATCTTCATTCTTTAAATAAGCTTCAATCATTTCATGAAGTTTACTTCCTCGTGATGTAGCCGCATTTGTTATTTTATTGGCTTCTTTATTGCCTTCTTCGGTCTTCCAAGATTCAATCTCTTGTGGAGTTTTACTAGAAAGCCATTTATCGAATTCATCTTCACCTAACTGTTCGGAAAGTTCTTTCAACTTTTTCTTTCCTAATCTAATTCTCCAGTCTACGAATTTTTCTTTTCCGAAATGAGATGTTACTGATGTAACAGAAATATACCTTTTGGATCCACCGCCAGGAATTTTATAATATCTCATTCCGTCAATAGTTTCCCTCTGAAGAACCGGAAGATCGGAAAACTTATGTATAAATGTATGTTTGTTATTATATGTACTTAATAATGATTTTAATTTACTCATTTCATAGATTCAATGATTGTTTTGCAATAATAAATTCTTTAACTAGAGTTGATCTAACAATATCTTCAACCTGGAATTCTATAAAATTAAAAGAAGGCATAACTTGTAGAATCTTTAGGAAATCAAAGATTCCATTCTTTTCATTGTCTTTGATCAAATCAGACTGCGATGCATCACCACAGAACATAATTTTGCAGTTTTCACCAACTCTTGTAATGATTGAAGCCAGTTCATGGAATGAGAGATTCTGCATTTCATCCACAATAATTATGGAATCGTCAATCGTAATACCTCTTAAAAAACTAGAAGACATAAAGTTTATTGTCTTCTGATTCTTTAACATTCCATATAACATTTCAAACTGCTCATCATTTGGCATCTTAAACATGTATTTTACCATATTTTTGTATGGCACTTCAAATAAAGATGACTTTTCAGAATCACTTCCAGGAAGAAATCCGATATCACGAGTTTGAACAAGTGATCGAACAATAGTCACATTTTTATATGGAGAGTTCTCATCCAAAACTTCTTCAAGGGCTTTGTATAAAACAACGAATGTTTTTCCACTTCCAGGAACACCATAAGCAACAATATTCTTATTGTCATCATAAGAATTAAATAACTTTTCCTGATTTTCAGTCAAAGGTTCAATAGTTAAAAGGGCATGTAACCCCAATGGTTTTTTCTTTTTTTCGTAAGAAACTGGAATAATTGAAGAATTTGATTTTTTTCTTCGGGACATTAGTACCTCTTTCCTTTACTCTTTTCTGCTTGATTTAAAACATTTTTCCAACTTGGATGTTTTTTATCTAGTTTATCTCTCCATTCTCCAATTTCGGCTGCAGATGCGCAGCCCTCAGACCAATCTCTAACCCAAGGTTTGTTGTTTTCATACCAACTCATAATATCATTTACACTCATTTCGACAACCTTTTTTTCTCCGGTTTCAGGATTCCAAATTGGATAGATAGCCATTATTTTAATCTCCTTTTCATTCAAATGTTTATGGACTTAAACGAGCCTTATAGAGTCGTTTTTCTTCATAATAACTCCAAACACTAGGAGTCCAAATCCTTAGAATTGGAACAATCGCTTCACAAAGAGCCTGAATTTCTAATTGAGCATCTTTCTTTGCTCGTAAATCAAGAAAGTGTAAAACTGATCTTAGATTAAACGATGAAACAAAGTTCTGTCTTACGTTCTGAGGAAGATAATCTCTTAGATGTTCTTCTGCCATATCGGAAGATCTTTCCGCATATCTAATTGCGGCTTCTTTACAAAGCTGCAATTCACGAACATAATCCTCTTCAGTCCATTGATATTTTTTACCCTGACGATTAATATAATAACCTGGAGGTCTCACATAAAAAACTTTCTCTGGAAGTAGAGTATTATTAGCAACTTTTTCGATTCGTTTTCCGGTGTATCGTTGAGATTGAACATCCCAGGTCGTTCCAATTCTATGAGTACGAGCCTGCACAATTACGTTATGAACAAATCCAGAACATGAAAGTGTGATCTGGGGGTGTTCTAAGCAGTTTCCACAAATGGCAACTTTATAATTACGACGAACAATAAGAGCGCCTGTAGAAACGGTAGCACAATGAATCTGGCCCGAATACTCAATCCAATCTTCTTTACAAGTTTCAACTTCAGAATAGATAAAATCTGACGTTGTTAAAATGCAGTTTTCGTCTTCGGTATAACATGAAATATTTAAATTATTCACAGCGGCAAGTGCCTGAAGTTGATCTGAAATCAACTTAGACGTAGTAAAATCATGATCAAAAAGATCTAACCCTTCGATAATACAATCGACGGAATACTTTTCCAACATCAAATATCCATCTGGAAGTTTTTTATCTCCCCGATCAGTAAGACAATTAGTCTTTATCCAATCTCCAATTCCAAAGAAAGACGAAGCTTCATATACATCACCTTCGACATGACGAAAATCAAGGCCAAGTTCTAGAGATAAAAGAATGAAGTATTTAATAGAATATTCGTTTTTTAAACAGAATCGAAGTGTGTCTGAACTTTCATAAATGATTCCGTTAGAAATCCAGAAACCAACCAAAGCCCAAAAACCGAGATTTTCAATTGGAATTGGAATTTGAACTCGGGCTGAATCGAAGAGATTGCCGGACATAGTATATCTTACAGGTTTTTGATATACATGTTCTGCAGGCAAAGCATAGAGATCGGACCATGATTGATCTTCCTTAGTTTGAACAATCATACGATGATCAGGACTTACAAGAAAGTCTAAAGATTGACCATCCAAATGATACATTTTTCCCTTATAATCCCAACGCTGAACAGCGGTTGGTTTTTCAAAGTTCACGACACCAGTTTTGATGTCATAAGCAGCGAGAGTTGTATTTTCAGAAACCTTAGGCCAATAGACCCAACCTTGATCCGTTAATACTTCTGTATCAGATGAATAGCACCCATAGTGCCCCCTCTCATTAGACAGAAGAGAATTTACAATCCATTCTCCACATTTGGATTGAACTGGAACCTCTTTTTCATGAATAGGTTCTTCCGAATAATCATTTCTGCCAGCTTGCCAAATAACCTGTTCAGGATTTGGATATGCTTGCAGTTTTACAACTTTCATTTCAGAATCCAATTCCAAAATAGTCTTTGCATCAACCGGCTTCATCTACAACTCCTTCCTGCTTTTTAATACCTTTCAGTTTTTTGAATTCGGTTTTTATTTCAGAATAAGCCTGCGCCTGATCAATCTTTCCACCCATTTCCAAAGAAACAATAATTGAAACTTTGTTTTGAAAGTCAAAAAGAGCCTTTTCTAATTCTGTAGTGTTTTCGTACATTTAAATTTCCTCGTGATAATCAACTTCATTTTCTTCAAATTTATCATTCCTTAGTAAATCTTCTAAGGATAATTTTATAACATTAGAATCTTTATTGGATTCCACTTCTACTCTATCTTCACAGTTCAACTCCAATTTAAGAATATCCAAAGTGTTCTGAATACTATCAATAAGGAGCTTGATCTTTTCTTTATTCATACAAGTCTATAGTAGCACGGATCTCGGGGTTTGTCAACTATCGTTCGATGTACAGAAGCTCGTGATTTTTAGCCTCAAGCTTTTCAACAATGATTTCACATGCCAATTTGGGCCTTGTGTTTCCGCATGTATATACATCACAAGCAGCTTTTTTATCTTCTGGCCAGGTGTGAATACTGATATGACTTTCGGCTAAAAGACATATAGCAGTGACACCAATAGGATCAAACTTATGAGATATAGTTTTTAGAATCGTTGCGCCACTTTCAACGGCAGAAAATTGAATTAAATTGACAATAAAAGTTTCATTATCAAGTAAAGATTCAGAACAATCGTAAAGATTGAGTAAGAAGTGTTTCCCCATTAATTTTCTCCGCTAGGATCGTCAGTAAGAAGATTTTTGACAATTTTTTCTTTGCCACTCATTTTTAGTAATTCGTAAATAGAACTTTTCATGTATTTTTTAATTTTTTTGTATCTTTTGGTTACTTTGTTTAATTCCGAATAATTAATAGATATGTTATTTTCTTGCACGAGGTTTCTCCTTTTCTTCAGGTTTAGGTACATTCCACATTCTAGGATTAATTTTTCCGTTAGAAAAAGTAATTTTATTAATCGAACCTTTACCGTGTTTGTCGTAATAAAAATCAAAGACATCTACCATTTTTGAACCACGGCAAATGTCAATTGTTTCTTTACTGGAACCAGATTTCGTATAATGAACAATAAAACTGTCCGTTGGAATATCTGGATTTTTTACATCGTCCTCGGATGCATTTTCGATTAATAGTTTACATTTCATCAAGAACGTCCTCCCCATCGAATATCAGGGTATGCTTCTTTGACCAAATCTAAAGTGACTTTATACTTAGTCGATAGTTTTTTATCTTTAACCAAGCAGATAAGTTCTGCTTCTAATGGATGTAGACCTTCGAGCATTTGAATAAAGATTGATTCTCTTTTTATTTTCGAAAGAGAATCGTTTCCGCCTTTAACAAAGAGGTGGAAGTTTTCACATTCTTTTCTTAAAGAAGTTCTTTGATTTCTAATGAACTCTTGATCAATTGAACTGGATCCAATCTGCTTCTCAATTGATTTTGAGAGAGTATCATTTCCAGATTTAATATCATCAACCTTCGAATAAGGAACTTCTCCCTCAGGAAGAATTGAAATTACACTGTCATCAAAATTCCAAATCAACAATGAAACAAGAGCATCGTTACGATATTCCTGAAGATATTTTGCCTTCAGGGCATTCGTTCGTTGCTTGGAAACTAATTCTAGAATCTCATGTTGAAATGGATTTGCCTCTAGTTTAGGTGCTGGTGAAGAAGTTTCAGTCTTCTTCGCTGTCGTTTTCGCTGTCATAATAGTTATCTTCAAATCTAATTGCTAATATTTGATCGGGTATAAGATTACCCTCAGAATCGAACATTTCTGGATGTAGATAAGGAATTGTTGGATTTCTGTAGAAATTGGCAAATATCCATCCGACGATTCCACCTACCACAAAAAACAGGAGAGTTAACAATACAAGTATAGCTGTTAACATTTTAATTACCTCCTAGAGAATTTACTTTATTTTAAAACTAAACGTAAAATGAAATTCTCTTGAAAAAAGAGAAATCATTTTAGAAAAATGTAGGTTATACTTTTCTGATTCCTCCTTTTTTGATTGTCTGAGCATAAGCTCTATACCTCTATTTATGTTCGGCTTTTTTTCTCCGTTTTCCTTTTTCAC